AAGAACACAAGGCACAGTAAGTTCTAAAAAAGATATGATATAATGAAAACACCAAACTACTACAAGGGTAAAGTATATGGCTACGAAGCACACGAAGTTATAGAAGATTTTGCTGGCGACAACTATAATATAGGCGTGGCTCTTGCTTATCTTATGCGTGCTGGTAAAAAGCCAGACAACGATATTACAAAGGACTTACAGAAAACGATAGACCACCTAAATTTTGAGATAAAAAGACAGAACAATATTAAAGAAGCAAGAGAAAAAAATAAAAGGATTAAAAAAATACTCAAATGCAACTATTAGCAACTAACCAAGTTTACCCAAACAAAGAAAACCCACGTAATGTTAACGAAGCTAAGTTTGTTAAGCTAAAGAAGTCTATACAAGATTTTCCAGAAATGCTAAAGCTTCGCCCAGTAGTAGTAGACGAAAACTATATTATACTAGGCGGTAATATGAGATACCGAGCAATGGTAGAATTAGGGCATAAAGAAGTATGGGTAATAAAAGCAAGCGATTTAACAGACGAACAAAAGCAACAATTTATTATTAAAGATAACTTATCCTTTGGCGACTGGGATTACGACATACTAGCTAACGAGTGGGATAGCGTAGAGTTAGAAGACTGGGGTTTAAATGTATGGCAAAATGAAGATGACGTAATAGCAAATACAGACGAAGCAGAGCCAGTAGAAAAAGATAAAATAGTATGTGCGTTATGCGGAAAATAAACGACAAATTCGACACTATGCAAGATAGAACAACCAAGAACAAAATAGCGATGCTAGAGGCTTTAGAAAAAACTTTAGGAGTGGTAACAACCGCAGCAAATATAGTAGGCGTAGATAGGACTACACATTATGTATGGATGGACACAGACGAAGATTACAGACTAGCAGTTAGAGACATAGACGATGTTGCAATAGACTTTGCAGAAAGCCATCTACATAAGCAAATTAAAAAGGGCAATACACCAGCCACAGTATTTTACTTAAAGACAAAAGGTAAGAGGCGTGGGTACGTAGAAAAAACAGAACTAGACATAGCTGGCGAAATTAAACCGATTAACATAGAGTTAAGAATTGATAGCGACACTAACGAGTAAACAAGGGCAAGCCCTAAAGTATCTAACAGACGATACTACGACTGAACTGCTATACGGTGGCGGTGCTGGTGGTGGCAAGTCTTACTTAGGGTGTGCGTGGATTATAACACTATGCACTTCTTACGATGGCATACGGTGTTTAATCGGACGTAGCAAGCTCGATACTTTGAAAAAAACCACTTTAGCTACATTTTTCGAGGTGTGTGCTTCGTGGGATATTAAAGCTAACGTACACTACAAGTATAACGCCAGCACTAACGTAATAACCTTTTATAATGGTAGCGAAGTAATACTAAAAGATTTGTTTCAATACCCTAGCGATAGGAACTTCGATAGTCTAGGTAGTTTAGAACTTACCGCAGTATTTGTAGACGAGTGTAACCAGATTACAGAAAAAGCTAAACAAATAGTAGGCAGTAGAATTAGGTACAAGCTAGACGAATATAATTTAATACCTAAGATGTTAATGACTTGCAATCCATCTAAGGAATGGGTGTACACCAGCTTCTATAAGCCTAGCAAAGAAAACACACTACCAGAATACAGAAAATTTATACAATCATTACTAAGCGACAATAAGCACGTATCTAAACACTATAAGCAACAACTAGAAAAACTAGACTACGTAAGTAAGCAAAGGCTACTGCTGGGGAACTGGGAGTATGACGATAGCGAAGATAAGCTAATAGACTACAACGCTATTTTAGGTTCTTTTGAATTACAAGACACTAAGACTGGCAAAGGTTACATAACCGCTGATATAGCACGCTACGGTAAAGACAAAACTGTAATTATATACTGGAATGGTCTACGAGCCGAATACTTTAAGGTGCTAGACACTAATAGTGTTGTAGAGGCAGCAGAAGAAATAAGAACGCTACAACGATTACATAGCGTACAATTGGGTAATATCATAGTCGATGACGATGGCGTAGGTGGTGGAGTAAAAGACATACTAAGGTGTAAAGGCTTTGTAAACAACTCTAAGGCATTACGAGGCGAAAACTATACTAACTTAAAGACACAATGCTATTACGCTCTTAGCAACGCTTTAAACAAGTCTGAGGTGTATATTAACTGTAACAATATAACGCACAAGAATTTTATTATACAAGAACTAGAACAAGTAAGGCGTAAGAATTTCGATAAAGATACTAAGCTACAACTAATAAGTAAGGACGAAGTAAAGTTAGCTATTGGACGTTCGCCAGACTTTAGCGATGCGTTAGCGATGCGTATGTATTACGAGTTAAAACCGCAAGGGCAATACTATGTACAATAAAAAAGGGTGGCAACCGTAGCTACACACCCTTTAGAAAAACAATACACAAGACAAATGTACTCAAACCTTTAATTTTATATACTATAATAATGAAACTAGTTATCAACGACAACAATTATTACATACCGCAAGACTGGAATGAGGTCAGTCTAGGTAGTTATATGGATTTTATGGTAGCATACGAAAATGCACCAGACGAATTGTCTAAGCAACTTATAACAATTAACGCCTTTACTAAAGCACCACTAGAATTATTAGAGGGGTGCAAGAAGTCCGATATAGATGCGGTATTAGAAGAGTTAAATAGTTTAACAGAAAAAACAATAAACCAAGACTTAAATTTAATTGTAACCATAGACGATATAGATTACGGTTTACACCCTAATTTACACGAGTTAAAATTAAAAGAGTTTGTAGATTTAGATAACAAGCTAACAAATGGCTGGTCTGATATGGCTAGTGTAATGGCTATACTGTACAGACCGATTACAGAAACAGATGGCGATAAGTACGAGATAGAAGAGTACGACTTTAGAACTGCTAAAGAACGTGCAGAGCTATTTAAGACTAGACTAAGTGTTAATACAGTTAATGGTGCATCCGCTTTTTTTTTGAGTATAGGGATGGACTACATAGCCATTACGCAACAATCTTTAAACAGTCAACCGAGAGCCAAGAGGCGGTCGATTATAAGACAGATGAAGAAGCGTTTAGCGAAAGGTATGGCTGGTATAGTATTATCTATAATTTGGCTAACGGTAATATTTTAGAATTTGACAGAGTGCTAAACTTAACAGTAAACGAATGCTTTAATTTTATAGCATACCAAAAAGATTTAGCACACATACAGAAAAAGAAATGATATATAAAGGTAAACAGATAAAGAACGTAACACTAAATATGTTATACGATATGTTTAAAAGCGTAGGTAATAATAATGTATTTATACAGACTACGACAATAGGCGACATTTTCGAAATAGACTTAACAGAAACTACTTACCCATTAATGCACGTAGGTACACAGACCGCAAGCTACACGAAAAATGTATTAACTTACAATTTTCAAGTAATAGTAATGGACTTAGTAAGTAAAGACGAGAGCAACGAAGAGGACGTATTAAGCGATATGCTACAAGTTATAGGCGATGTTATTAGCCAGCTTAAAAACACAGACTTTAATACTGATTACGATGACGATTTTAGACACGCAGTAAGAATTCAAGACAGTATAGCGTGTGAACCATTTACAGAACGATTTGACAACGAAGTAAGTGGATGGACTGGTAACATAACAATTAACGTAGATTTTAACGCAAGTGCGTGTAACGAATTACAATAAATAATTAAACAATGGCAACAACAATAACGACATCAAATTTAACAGTAGCTACAACCGAGAGCATAACGCTAAACGGTACTACTTACAACCAAACAATAACTAAGACCGTAGCAGATATTCAGACAGTATCTAAAAGGACTATTACGCTAGCTGCTAACACTACGCATAGTTTAGCTACTTTAGCTAGTACCGCTACTAACGATAGTTTTGACACCGAAGATGTAAAGTACATTAGAGTAACTAACTTAGACGATACTAACGTAGTAATTTTAACTTTAGCA